ATCCCAACGTAAGTTCCATGCTGCACCTTTACGTAAATCTCTTAAGATTTCACGGTCGATTTCAGCCGCAACTTGCTCAGATAATAAAGCTGTTAATTCAGCTTCAGCATCGATGTTGTGGAATGCAGCAACGTCTTGAGCCATTTCAGGAGACCATTGTGCTCTTAATTTTCTTTCTGTTACAGAAACAGTTACTGACATTAAGTCAAAAGAAACCTCACCAATTCTATCTTCAAACTCTAAGTTTTTGTAGATTCTGTAAGAACCTGTAAATGCTTGATTTAAAACAGTTGTTGATGAGAATGTTGAACCTGTGTAACCGTCCATTGAACCACCACAAGTAATACATACCGGTACTTGTAAATCAACTTCTAAATAGATATATCCATTAGCATCACATATGTTGTCATATTGACCACCACCTGTTTTACTTTGAGGGAATTCTAAATTTGCGTTGTTGTTACCATACTCAACAATACCTTTACCATATCTTTGAGTTACAACTCTAAATAAGTAAGGGTTAGTTGTGTTAGCAGATGTTGTTGCGTTACCAGCAGCTCCTTTAATTGTTAAATCAGCTAAGAAAGATTCGTTATCCATTGGTTGACCATCAGGACCTATTAATTTACCTGCTCCGTCAGATGCGAAACCTGATAATTTAATTAATACTTTTCTGTAATCAGTTGTAGCGTAAGCAGAAGGGATTAATTGGTCACCAGACCAAGCAACAGTTTGCACATTAGCAGTAATTGATGAGAATTGTCCTTTTGAATAGTCATATAAACCTGGTGGGTCTAAAGCTGGTTCGTTACCTTCATAGAATCTATCATAAAGGTCTTTAGTGTTGTTGTAGTCGTAACCACTGTTTGGTGAACCACCATCAATAGCGTCATCATATCCAGGTGCTCCGTAAGGTTTACGGTGAATACCATTAGTTGATGTTGAATCTTCAGTATATGACTGAATGTTTGGTACGAAGTAGAATAATTTACCAATTGGTAAGTTCATTGCTTGTACAGAAACGATGTCGTTAGATAATAATTTAGAGAATACTCTTCTAACAATTGGGAAAACCACTGTTTCAAATGCACCTGTATCAGATGTAGATGATGCTTCGTTAATTAAATACGATGCTTGGTTTTCATATAATTGTGCAACGTTTTCTCTCATGTGACCTTTAAGACCCTCTAAGAATCCTAATTTGTCCCATTTGTTGATTGTGTCTTCTTTGATAACTTTAAGGTGTTTTAACCCGATGTTACCAACTAATCCTGATTCTAATAATGCTCCCATTTTAAAATATTTTGTTTTTAATTTTTATTTATTTATTTTGATTACCCTAATTTACTCATTAAATCTTTCATTCTCATGAATTGTGGATTTTCGTAAGTTTTTGATTCAATTAAAGTAGTCGATGAACCTGTAGATACTGTTTTTTGAATTCTGTTTTCTACTGATTCACTAAGTGATTTTTTAATTTCCGGTTTAGATAATTCACCTTTAATTGACTGATAAAGATTTTTAGATTCTTTTAAAGTTTCAACATCGTCAAATCTTCTCAAGATATTAATTTTCTCTTTTTTAGTAGTCGAATGTTCAGTAAATAATCTAGTTGCATATGCCAAGTTTGAATTGAAGATTGCAACTTCGTTAAGTTTTTCTCTGAAAACATTTAACGCTTTTCTGTATTCTTCATTTTTTTCTCTTAACATAGTCACCTCTTGAGTAGATTCTACTTTTACTCCACTATTACTGTAAACATAATTTCTGTTATTAGTAATACCTTTTCTAAGTCCTCTACCTTCTTTGGAACCCATTCCGTATGTTCTAGCAGCTTCTTTTGTTTCTTCTTTTTCAAAAGCTTTTCTTTTTAAAGTGTCCCCTTTTTTAGTAGTGTAATCTTCTTTCCCTTTCATGGTTTTAGATTTTTCACCCTTATTCATTCCGTAATCACCTTCTTTTGTTTCTGCCTTTACAACTTTGGATTTTCCTTCCATATTTCCACCCTCTTTGTATTCGAATTTTGGTTTACCTGTTCCTACTGATTTAGGTCCTTCTTTTCTTTTTTCATTGAAACCACCGGCAACTTTTTTATAGTCAGTTTTACCAGGTCCATTTCCAATTCCAACACCTTTAGGTTTAATTGTTGATTTTGATTCTCTAACAGTTCTTCTTTGGTTATAAGATTCTTCTAAGTCTTTGTCGTCGTCATCCGCGTCTTCGTCGTATTCTTCGTCCACCATGTCGTCGTCATCGCCGTCTTCGTCGTCGTCATCGTCGTCTTCGTCGTCGTCGAATGAGATTTCAAACATAATTTCTTCGTCAACGTCTTGGTCTGACCCCATGTCATCCATAGAACCGTTAGCAAAGATTGCATCAAGTACGTCATCTGTAGTTTGGTCGTCCATTTCTTCGTCCATTTCAAAAGTCATGTCTTCATATATTTCTTCATCCATATCTTCTTCCATTTCTTTGTCCATACCATACTCATACATATCATGATGAGATTCACCAAGTTTAACAAGATATTCTGAGTCATTATCGTTATCAGTTAAATGAATGTCATTACCGTCTTTTTTTACGATAATACCATCTTCTTCCCCCATAGCTTTAAAAACTTTAAGAATTTCCTCATCAGAGGCTCCTGTTAAGTCAATCGGACTTTCGTCAGAATCCATGTCCATGTCAAAATCCATGTCCATGTCATCCTCATCTTCATTATCAATATCCATATCAAAATCCATTTCCTCTTCGTCAGAGTCCATATCATCATCCATGTCAACATCTAATTCAACCTCATCTTCTTCTTCTTGTTCAGAAAGAGATTCTTTTACTAACTGATTGATTTCTTCCTTCATAGTAGAAGCAAGTATTCCTTTTGCATTTTCGGCAATAGCTTCTTCAACTTGTTTCATTTGAATGAGCGCCTCTTGTACTAATTTGTTATTTTCTTGCATGAAAAATTATTGTTATTTTGATTATAAATATTACCAAAAGCAAAAAAAGTTTATTTTATCCAACTATTAGACAAAATAAACTTTATTTAAGGGTAAAAAAAAAGTGGTCAAATATGACCACTTTTGTTAAATTGGATTAAACCAATTATTGAATTACTTCATCGATTTTACTTTCAGAGACTGCAGTGATTCTCCACTCATGTGTAAACCCCTCATATTTTTTTGTAACTTTGGCTTCAACATCTGTTACTGAATAACCATTTACAAGTTTTTCTTCTCTAATTTTTTTAATTTTACCTGTATTCTCATCAGGTAAGTCGTACTGAATTTTTGCTACGAAATACTTTTCTTCCATGTGTTTTTTTATTTTCCTAAAAAGTCGTTTAATTTTTTCATTAAGTCAACTGACTTCTTTACATAATCGTCTTTTTGTTTATATTTTTTTTCTTCTTCAAGATTTTCTTCATACTTGTCTCTATCATCAGCATTTGTAAACAAATACGCTCCCGGTGTTGATGGTGATGATACTAAGTCAAAACAAATTAATTCAAAATCATCTTGAACTTCATTTCTTTCACCAACTTTTTTAAGTGAACCAACCCCACGAGAAGAAATACCTAAAGTAACTCCTTGTCTCATTAAGTTTGCTGCTTGGTCTCCTTTGGTTGAAACAATACCTCTTTCGTGAAATCCAGGAGAAGTTAATAATTTAAGTTTTCCCATTAATATATTTCTGTCCCACCACACGTCAATAATCATGTGAGATACTCGGTCTAAATCAATTAGAGATGATTCAGGGTGATTTAACTCTGAAGTTGATAATCCTTTTTCGATTGCTATTTTATAATTGTCGGCCTCTCTTCTTAATATATTTTCAGGGTACGTTCTACCATTTCTGTTAGGCGTATCATATTTTTGTAAAACCGCATAAAATTCAAATGGGTTTCTATAGTCCATTTCTTTAGCTTCTTTTAAAACCTTTTCATTATGTTTGTCTTTTGGTGAAACCCAACCTGCGTCAGCTTCAACTAATATACCGTGTCCGGTTCCGGTTGCTTCTAATATTCTTAATTGTTTCATTAATTCTTTTTAAGATAAATATATCAATTATGATACTTTACAAGACAACCTCTTTTTTTGTAGTTGAAAATTCAAAATATTTGTTTGTTGTGATGTTATTATTATAGATAGATTGTATTATATTTTTTACGGATTCTTTAATTTCAAGGGATTTAAAATCTAATTCATTTGTTGCGTATAGATTTATTTCTAAATTAAAAAATGATTTTTTACCGTGTGATATTCCACTAGTTCTTAAATCTAAATCCACAATACTTTTATTTTGAAATAAATTAGTGTTAATTGATTTATAAACAGAATGTTTAATTTCTCGACCTAAATTGGAAACAACTCGATTCCAATTATCATATTCGTCTTTTGGTGTCACCCATGATTGAATGTTTATGTAAACTGATTTTAAGTTTTTTGAATCTACGGTACCATAGACCGATTTAATTGGATTGTATAAATTTAATTTTACACTTTTTCCTTTTTTCATTAATGTTTTTCATTATAAATGTTTATTGGTTATAATAAAAATATAGTTAAAATTATTGTGTTTGTCAAAAAAAAAGTGCTTTTACCGTTTGAATAGCAAAAACACTTATTGAATTATAATGTAATATGTTAAATTAAATAGATTCTTCTAAATTTTTAAGTTTTAAAAAATTCATTTGGTCAAACTTTTCATCTTTTAATCTATCGATAGTTTCAGAAATTTTTGTTTTCATTTCAAACTCTTGTTCAGTATTTAACATTCCTTCAAGTTTTGTGATTGTATTCTCACGTAAAGTTTCAAATTTAGTTTCAAGAGTTTTAGTGTCTTCAGATATTAATTGAAAAAATTCTTTTTTTGAATTCTCATCTAAGTTCTCAATATACCCTCTTAATGTTTGGTTGGCAATACTAACCATAGATTTAATTGGAATATTAATTGATTCTTTAACCGTTTCTTTTTTAGTTGTTAAAACTTTAATTATGTTTTTCTTAGCATTTACTCTTTCAAGTAAATTTAATTTATTTGAATATGACAACACATCTAAATCAGAATAATTATTTTTAATTGTTTCTGATAAACTTTTTGGTGATTTTATTGTTGGCAAAATTTTATGTAATAAACTAATTCCTTCTTCTAAAAATTCTTTAGCATCCTGTTCAGATAAACCTTGAGGTATACTTAATTGGTCATATAAAGCATAAGCCTTTGACATAGATTTATTGTTCAGAACATTATGTTTGAACTCTCTTAAAGATTTTTTGAAATCTTTCTCGTCACTATATGACTCAAGTAGATTTTTTTCGATTATGGATTTTAGGTTTCCGAAGGTCATTACGTTTAATTTTATTAAATAAATATTAGGAATTTAGTAACTTATCCAATTCTTTTGAAATTTCTCCTAAAGAATCTTGACCATGACCTAAATTAATCTTTTGAGCACCGTCAATTAAGTTATTTTCAACTAACATATTTAAGTTATTCATTCGTGATTCCGGTGTTACTTCAGCTTCTCCTCCCGCCGGTGGTGGTGGTGGTACTGTTTCCTCTCCTGCTGGTGGTAATTCTTCTCCACCGCCTAAATCCGCGGTATCAAATCCACCTCCACCAAATGATGGTGCCGGTTCTGATGTTTCAGATGATACTGCCGCAGTAGAACCTGAAGTACTACCGTAAAGTTTATCAATATTATCAAATAAACCTGTTTTAGTAATAACAGTTGCAGTTGCTTTAAGTTCTTCACCAACCGCTCTTTCAATTCTTTGTTGTTGTAAATCTAAACGAACCTCTTCGTCAGACCATCCAAATATGTGTTTTTTAGCCCATGTAGATGATGTCGCTTGAATACCATTTCCTGGGTCTGACACTAAATCTTTGTATAATAAAACTTTTTCTTTCCAAACATCAATTTTTAATAAATCTGCCTGTGTTGAAGGGTTTGATAAACCTAATGTAAAATTATCTAATTCATCTTCGAATCCAAGTAAAAATAAATGTACAATTGCAATTTTATTTAATTCTGCAACCATACTTTTTTGAATTCTATTAATAGTTCTAGCAAAACGAATATCCTGTAATGATAAATTTTTACCATCACCAACTACTTCTTCAAATCCTAAGAATGCCTTAGGTACACGAAGTGCTGTTAATAATTTCTTTTGAATATATTCGATATCTGCAATTTCAGAAAGGTTTGTCGCCCCCGGTAATGTTGTAATTGGGTCTGGTGCTGATGGGTCTCTAACAGGAATAAAGTAATCTTGGTCAACCGCCATTTGGTTGAATCTCATATCAACATTACCTGTTTTATTATCTACTACTTGTTCTCTTTTAAATTTGTTTGCAACACGTTGTACGTAAGCCTCAACATCATCATCATTCATATTACCCACGAATACTTTAAACATTCTTCTTTCAGGTGCTCTTGATGTACGATAAATTAACATTGCATCCTCAGATAATAATAATTGTTTCCAAATACGTCTTGCTTTTTCTAACATAGAGGTACCATAAGGAAGTTTTCGGTCGTCCCCTAATAATCTAAAGTGACCAATCTCCCATGATTGGAATTCCATGTTTTTATTCTTCCAAGTAAAATGAAGTGATTTTTTGTCCTTGTCCATTTCCTTAGTAATATCTGTAGAGATTTTTGCACTAACACCTACCTCATGACGTTCAATCTCAATAGTAGGCAATTGTTGTACACCAACAATACCCTTTTCAGGGTCCAATTTTAAATAAATAAAGTTATCACCATACTTACAAGTGTTTCTTGTCCACATGGGTAAATTGGTGTTAATATCTAATGCGTTATTAAATAAATCCGCCAATACCCCTTTTATTCTTTTTGATTCAGAATAAATTTGTAGGATAAAACCATCTTCATTTGTTGTTGTTGATTCTTCTGCGTAGATATCTAACGCTGCCGAAATCTCAGGAGTATACTCCATTGATTCATAATCGTATTGTGCAGATAATCTTGATGGTTCATAATAGATGGCTTGTGAATATAAATTATTCTCAACTTTCGCCCATTGGTTTGTTAAGTAAAAGGTTTGTTGTGCCTGTAACTTTTCTTTGTCGTATTCTTCCTTACTTTTGGTACGTAATAATTCCTTCTTATCAAACTTAAAAGTTGGATAATCTTGATTTAATTGAGAATTTGGCCCAAATGTTTGGGATAATCTCTGCCATACCGTCATATTATTTTGTTGTTCACTCATGATATAAATTTACTTGTTTCCTTAGTAATATAAATAGTATTACCCACCAAATAACCATCCATACTTTTGGTAATCATCTCTTGTTGGTCCTTGATTAATTGGGAATTGTCTACCCATTTGAGGAACCATCGGGTTAAAGAACTCTGAAGAGTTCTTATTTTCGGTAACGGCTGTAGACCAAGAATTCAACATTGCTCTGGTATGATTGGTAACTTTTTCCAATGATTGAAATGATTTTTCCGCAACATATATTGCCATGGCGATACTCATAATACAGTCATCATGATGCATTTTTTGATGGTCAGGTCGTCCATTAATGTAAACAAACGTATTCATTTCGTTATAAAGACGACTTGAATAAATTCTAAACTTATGTCTCATCCCCTCTTCAAACGCGGCAATAATCTGAACTCTTTTTGAGTTAAAGTTAATTCCCGGGATTTTTTCATTTATTTTTGGGTCATACTTCCACTTATTGGTTGTATCAACTCCATCAACATATAATCCACCCTGATAATTCATTTCTTGTAATTTTCTTGCGGTTGAAACTCCCATACCACCAGTGATATCTACAACACAATAAGCGCTATACATAGTACCCCACTTATATGCAATTTCCGCTAAAATGTCCGGAGGGACTTTTCCAACATATTCTAACACCTGTTCTCTAGTATCAAAATCAATAATCTCAACACTTGAAAAATCTTCAGAATCCCCACGAGATACATCACAACCCATAACATATTTGTGTCCATTTACAGGTTCTTTCCATATCCATAAACCACCACCCATCATTTTAGCTTGTGGTTCTTTAACTTGGTTTTTGGCAATATCTTGCATTAAATCAGAATCAAATACATTATCTCCGGAACCTAAGAAGTTACATTCTAACTCCTGAGCGACTTTACGTCTATCGTATTTTAATTTTTTTACCATTCCTTCAAACCAAGCAGAACATGGTTTGTATCCATCTTCAATATATTTGGTTACAATGGAATGGTCTCTATCGAATGGATTAGGCATTGATAAGTCAACAATAACATCATCAAGGTTATATTCCTCCCTATTTAATAAAAAGTGAACTAAATCGTGTGTTTTAACCATATACAAATCTTTTGTATATCGAGGGTCACGGTGCCAAAACATTTCAGAAATTTTGAAATCATTCATATTTCTAAGACATTGGTCATAAATTTCATAATAAATTGCGTCATAACCATTTGGTGTGGAAACTACAATTACTTTACCCCCTGTAGATAGGGATGCCATACACGCTGACCAAAAATCTCCGTCAGCTTCAATAAACGCCGCCTCATCAAAGATAAGAATGGTTGGTGTATAACCCCTCAATGCATCTCGAGATGTTGCAACTGCCTTTACCTCGCACCCATTTGTCAGTTTAAAATGTCGTTGTGCGTTTTTTTCGTTTGAAAAACCTACACCAACCCAACTAGGCCATTGTTCGGTAAAACCTCTAATCTTATTTGCCATCTCCATGGACGTATCCAATTTATTGGCAATAATTAGAATTTTTTCAGGCTTAGTTTTTTTCGCAAATACAATTTTTTTAGACGCCCAAGCGGCAGTCACAGTAGATACACCTGCCTGTCTGTACTTAAGGGCAATATTCTCATTGTATTTATCGTAATCCTCAATTAAGGATACTTGGTCAGGAAATAAATCTAACGGTACATATTTTGATACCGTATTATCGTAGGTCTGTAAATAAGTACGAAGTGCGTAGGGTGTATTCCTCATGCACTTCGTTACCTCAATTATTAATTGTTCTTTATTCAAGAGTTATTTTTTTGGTTATTTAGGTCTCGATATACCTAAACTACCCAAGAAATCATCTAATCCGTCATCTTCGTCTTCATCAGAATCAATCCCTTCTTCTTCTTTATAATCTTCAAATTCTTCTTTTATTTTGATAGCTTCTCTCATAATTTCATTAAATTTTGAGGTTGCTTTCGCTACTTTTGAAGAATCTTCAGAGATTGCGTTTCCGATAATTTCTAAAAACTCTTGGGCCTCAATTTGGTATAACAAAGTATGAAACCAGTTTATCAAACCTTTGTTTTCAGGTTCGTACATTTTATCAGGTAATGCAAACCTTATTCTTTCAACAATTTCCGGACCTATTCTTAACTGCATTGGTTCGTTACTTAATGTATCAGTTTGTCCCATAACTCGTTGAGCCATCTCAGGGTCTTTAGGTAATCCGTGTCTACCTTTTGCTTCTTCTAATCCTTTGATTATCTCATGACATAAAATTGGAAATATTAAACCAAACGCTTTAATTACTGTATCCGGAGTTTCTTCTCCTTCTTCACCTTCTTCACCCTCTTCATCGTTGTCTCCTAATTCAACTTTTCCTGCAATTCCTTGACCTGTTTGACTCATCATTTCAATCATTTGTTCCATACTAAAGTATAAGAAGTCGTTAATTGCCATAATACCTAAATAATCATTATAAAGAGATGGGTCAATTTCATCAAGTCTTGCTTTAATATCCGGTTTTTGGAAAATATAATGTCCTTTTTTCGCAGCGCCTTGAATGATAGCGTTGATAATATTTCTCTTATGTTTTTCTAATTCAAAAATTTCATCTTTGGTTAAATCTTCAACATCAAAAGATGGAATTTCCATTTCTTCGTCTTCTTCTTTCTCCTCTTCATCATCCTCTTCTTCAGGTTTCATTCTAAAGTTAGAAGTATCAATTGGTTCTCTATTTAAATAAGCTTCAATTTTATACCAATTAACAGGAACTTCAGACTCTTCTAACGCAGCTTCAATTGCTAACTGTTCAAGTTCATCTCTATGAGCCGCTTCAATTCTCATAATGTTAGGTAATTTTCTCATCATCTCTTGGTATATCATACATTGAGTTTGTTGAGAACTTAAATTTTGAATACCTGTAACATCACTTAATTTTTCAGCGACTTTTTGAAATCGATTACTAATTAATCTTTGAACGTCACCCTCTTTATTTTTCATTGCAGGATTCTGAGCATATAGACCTTCAGGACTTGCAAGTTTTCTTTCTAAATTTGGGTCCATTCTTTCAGGTCTATTCCCGTAATCTAACTGTTCTTTAATTCTCTTTGCCATTATTATTTTTCTAAGATTTGCATGATTACATCCATAATTTTGTCCTTAGCCTCTTCCGGTGAAGGTTTCTTAGCTTTTGGTGCCGGGTTAACTCCCGGATTTGGATTTTTACCCGGATGACTTGGTCTTGTACCAGGTTTTGTTGTCGGTTTTGTTCTTGTCGGTGCTGTCTCAGTGTCAGCTTCTGTCAAATACTTTACAAGTTCACCTTTAGTGATTCTTGGAGGTAAATTTCTTTCTACTATTTTCATAATTTCGTTTTCAAGAAACAAAGATACAACATTTTTTCCTTCCGCCAACTGTTTTTTTACAGATTGTACACATCTTTCAAATTTTCTTGTTTTCTTTGGACCTACTTGTGCGTGACAAATAGCCCAAGGATTAGGTTTTCCATCCTGAGTATCATTCTCAAACATACCCATACCATCAGTTTCATCCCCAAATCCATCATCAGTTGATGGACCTACTTGTGTTGGGTCTTGAGTTTCAGTTTCTTTATTTGGGTCAGTAGTTACTTCAACGTCTTCTCCAATCTCACCTTCCGTAGCAGTTACCATAACTTCTTTAGTGCTCTGGTCTTGTGTAATATTCAAATTACCAACCTTACCACCTGCTGGTCCTACTTTATATGTTTTTTTACCGGGTACCTCAGTAACTTGTTCACTAACAAGTTTACTATGTAATACATTGATTTGAGATTCTGTTAGTTTCCCAACAGTTTTTGATGATAACCCTTTTTCAATTAGTTCTAATGCTTTAATATTAACTTTCATAGACTACTTTCTTTTCAAATTCTAATACCAAATCTCTTTCATAGAGTTTGTCTTTTATTTCTTGTTCAGGAACTCCAAATCTAAAAACCATTCTTTTTTGATTAGTTTCGTCTTCTGTTTCCCATGCTAATGCAATTATGTCGTCCATTGCATCCATCACTGAAAAAAAATCGGAGTTTTGAATCAATTCCAATTTTACATCAGTATCTCTCAAAACTCCTACTTTTTTAACATATTTTAAATCGGGTGGTTGAGGGTATCCATTAGACGGACGATTATCCCACGCTTCACCCCACACATCCAAACTATCGGAGAATATGAATTCGTAAAGGTTATCACCCTTATAATTAGGACCTAAACCATTTACGTAAATCAAATAACTCATGACAATAATCCTTCAGGTGTGATTTTAATTTCTTTTCCTTTGTTTTCAAAAACTAAGTTATTTTTATTAGTTTTTCCAACAATTTTAGCTCCAATATTTTCTTCTAAAAATTTTTGAGAAGCTAATTCTTGCTCAATAGTTTCAGTTAATTTAACAACTGATTTCATTTGTCTTCTAACCTCAGTAATTGTTTTAGTTTTTCTTTCTGCAGTTTTTTGTCTATTCTCAACAATTTCTTTTTTAGAAACTTCAAAATATTTTGATAATACTTTATCTACTTTAGATTCTCCAAAAATACTGTCAAAAATAGCTCCGTTTTCCGAGTCAGAATGTCTTCTCTTAAATCTTGAATGTCTACGATGTTTTTCAAACTCTTCGTCATCAAAAATGTCATCAGGATTAATCTCATCTACATCATCATACTCATATCCTTCCTCCATATCACCTTCCATTGGAATGTCCATGTCTGCTTGGATATCTTCAACTTCACTGTCATCAGTTAAGTCTTCACCATCCATATCGTCTCCACCTAAATCTTCAGTATCGTCTTCAAATTTAGATAAAATATCTTCTCTATCTTCTTCACTCAATTCACTTAAGTCAAACGAAGATAATACCATATTGATAACGTATTTCATATTCTCAGAAGTCATTCCTTCTTCAGAATCTAATGTCCTAATTTTTTGAGTTAATTTACCTGTTAACTTTTGAATTGTTTTAAAAGTTACTTGTTCGTTAGAACCTCCTTCATCTTCTACATCAACTTCAGTATCAACATCAACTTCAGTATCCATATCCATGTCATCCATACCCATATCATCCATACCCATATCATCCATATCTGCATCTTCCATACCCATATCATCCATTGGTGATGGTGGTAATTCCGGAGATGGAACGGCTGGTGGTGCCGAAGGAACCGCTGCCGGTGCCGGTGCTTCTATCTGTGGTTTTGGTGTTTTTAATGTGAATCTTTTTTGTTCACCATATAAAGATGTGCCTTCTTCATTCTCATTAAGTCTATTTAACTCACCCGCAACTAAGTTTAATCTTTTGAATGCTTGTGAATACGAAGAATAGTATTTTCTATTTTTCATTGGCTCCATATAATCTGTTTCAGATTCTGAGATAGTTTTCTTAATGATATAACCTTGTCTCTCTTTAACAATTTCATATTTATTACCATCAGCAAGACTAATAGAATATTCTGATGTCGCATTTTCGTTTATACGATTAGGAATTACTTCATTGAAACGAGCAATTTCCATAATTCTTTTTAATTTTTGGTCCCCTGTTAGTTTTTCACTACCAATTGGTTTTAAATTTCCCATTGTATATTAATTTGTTTTGTTTTTAATTATTTAATCCGTTAAATCCACCTAACGTAATTGCGTTTAACTGAGCATATGGTACCCCATATGCATCGGTAAAGATAGGGTGTGGTGCGATTCCATTTGCCGGTCCTCCCTCAGTAATTGACCCACCACTAAAGTTACCTAATATTTCAACAGTATACGCATATTGATTATCCACACTAATTCCTGACAACGGCCATGGACTTGGTGATGGTGTTTGAGTTTGTGTTGGTGTTTGTGTTGGTGTTGGCGTGTTTGTCGGCGTATTTGTTGGTGTGCCCGTATTTGTTGGTGTATTTGTTGGGGTGTTAGTTGGAGTTCCTGTTTGTGTTTGAGTTGGAGTTGGAGTTGGTGTACCAGTTTTAGTCGGTGTTTGAGTTTGGGTTTGTGTTGGAGTATTTGTTGGTGTACCCGTTTGTGTTGGCGTATTTGTTGGAGTATTTGTTGGAGTTCCTGTTTGTGTTTGAGTTGGAGTTGGTGTTGGTGTTTTAGTATTAGTTGGTGTTTGAGTTGGTGTTTGAGTTGAGGTATTAGTTGGTGTTGGTGTTGGTGTTTTAGTATTAGTTGGTGTTTGAGTTTGTGTTGGAGTTGGAGTTGGAGTTGGATTAGCACTTAAACAAGTTGAACAATCCCCATAATCTATTGATAAGGTCGCAACATAATCCGAACCCGTTCCTGGCTCCGCAGTATCAACCACCTCATAACATCCCTGAGCAGTTGCACCTGTGAATGTTAAATAATAATTTCCCCCAACG